AAAGTGAATATTGACAAGGGCAAATAGCCGTTTCGGTGGGATTGTAGGAGAATCTTATCGAAGCGGTTTTTATTTTGTAAAGGAGACAAAATGACAAATCAAGAAGCAATAGAAGTATTAAAGTTAAACAATCCGTTTATGGCGGGCAAAGATAAAGAAAACTTTTCAAAGGCGATTGATAAAGGTATAGAAGCACTTGAAAGCCAAAAGACAGGGCATTGGAATTTTACTTTAAATGCCGATAAAGATTCGTGGATTGTTAAATGTTCTTGTTGTGGGTATGAAAGATTAGAAATATTAGACACCCGTTATGGATTCAAAGAAATAAAAATAATGTATGCAGGAGAACTACAAGATAAGTATTGCCTTAACTGTGGGGCAAAAATAGAAGGAGAATAAACAATGACAAATAAAGAAGCAAAGAACCGACTGACATCATTGAGAATGTCATACAAAATAAGAATCGAAGAAGAAGATATTGAAGCACTTGACAGAGCAATAGAATCACTTGAAAATCAAAAGACAGGACGTTGGATAAGGAAAAATGATATATGCACAAGCAGAGTGCAACTCTACCAATTTGAGTGTTCTAATTGCAGAGAAATTAACACATTCCAAAGTAATTATTGTCCTTCTTGCGGTGCAAAAATGGAAGGAGACAAATAATGGCAGAAAAAAGATACTTTTGGTTAAAACTTTATGATGATTTTTTTACAAGCAAGAGAATCAAGAAATTAAGAAGCATTGCAGGTGGAGATACTTACACAATCATTTATCTTAAAATGCAATTAAAGGCGTTAAAGACGGACGGATATTTATATTTTGACGGAGTAATGAACGATTTTGCGGAAGAATTAGCGTTGGATATTGACGAATCTCCCGAAGACGTGAAAGTTACTATCAATTATCTTATGTCGGTAGGATTGTTGGAAACAAACGACGGAGAGGAGTATAAATTACCATTTTTGGATAAGTGTATTGGCTCTGAAAATGCCTCTGCTCAAAGGGTAAGAGAGCATAGAGCAAAACAAAAAGCGTTACAATGTAACACAGATGTAACAGAAGTGAAACGGGTTTGTAACGCAGAGATAGATATAGAGAAAGATAAAGAGATAGATAAGAGTAAGAGTAATAAATTCACTCCGCCTACGCTTGAAGAAGTAAAAGAGTATTGCAAGGAGAGAAATAATACAGTAGACCCCGATACCTTTATTAACTTCTATGAATCAAAAGGTTGGTTTGTAGGAAAAAACAAGATGAAGGATTGGAGAGCCTGCGTAAGAACGTGGGAGAGAAACAGGAACTCTACTCAAAAGAAGACAGGTTATGATTTATACCGAGAGACAAAGAGTTCCAATTACAATTTTGATGAATTAGAAAAGGAGATTAAAAATGGCACACACCATTGAGGAATTAAGAGAATTTCAATCATACCCCTTACAGTTAAAGATTGATTTAACTATTTCAAGAATAAGAGCGTGGATAAAGGAATACGGAGAACAAGGTTGCTATATATCATTTAGTGGAGGAAAAGACAGTACGGTCTTAATGGATATAGTGAGAAATAGAATGGGCTATAACGTACCTGCTATGTTTGTAAATGTACCAACACAGTTCCCCGAACTTAAACAGTTTGCAATGACGTGGGATAACGTGGATATTGTGAACCCTAAAATGTCATTTATGCAAGTGTGCGATAAATACGGATTTCCTTTAATATCCAAAGAAACCGCCCAAACAGTATCGGAAGCCAAAAAGTATGTTCGGTCTGTAAAAGAAGGGGGAAATCCTAAATACGAACAATCTTACAGAAAAATAAGCGGAACAGGCGAATATAAGAAAAACGGCGATAGCAAATTAGACAGGTCAAAGTATACGCAAGTGAAATGGGAATTCTTTTTAGATTCGGAATTTGAAATCTCAAATAAATGTTGCAATGTAATGAAGAAGAACCCCGCCCATACCTACTCTAAAATCACAGGAAGAAAACCTATAACCGCACAAATGGCAGATGAATCAAGATTAAGAACGCAAAAATGGCTTCAACACGGGTGTAATGCGTTCGATATGAAAATACCAACCTCAAATCCTATGAGTTTTTGGACAGAGCAAGATGTATTAGCATATATTTATCAATATAAAATACCTATTTGTTCGGTATACGGGGACGTAATTATTGATTACGACGCTATGGGAGAGTTGGAAGGACAGGTAGTATTCGACGATTTTAGACAGGATATTAAGTATAAAACAACAGGTTGCAATAGAACGGGTTGTTGCCTATGTGCCTTCGGGTCACATCTTGAATCGAAGGAAGACGCAAGATTTTTAATGCTCAAACAAACCCACCCCAAGATGTATAACCTTTTGGACATTATTAAAAACAATGGGGTTACATACCGAGAAGCGATTGAGTGGACTAACGAACATTTAAGAGATTCACAAAAAATTCCATTATAGGCTTGACATATACAAACCATAAGGCTATACTATAATAAAAGGAGGTTTAAATATGGGAGAAGCAATAAATCACTTCTTCGAAAGTCAAATGCAATGGTCGTTTGATAACGGGTTAATTTATATAAACGGCAGAGACATTACGGCTTTCATAATTGGATTTTTAGTATGTTGGTTAATAATTGCGATAGGAGAGTTGTTATATGGAACTAAAAACAGGAGACAAAATTAAAATATTCCCGAACACTAATATTTCTTCGTACCTTGCGTACATTAAGAGTGAAGAAGGATTCAACGCAAAGGTTGAGAACGGCTACATTGTAATCGGAGAGCCGTACGAATGGAACAGGACAAGTCATTACGGGAATCAAATCAAACAAGCAAGAAGAAAAAAGGGTTGGACAAGAAAACAGTTAGCCGAGAAGTGCGGTGTTAAAGAATCGACAGTATTGGATTGGGAGTTTGGAAGAAGAAGACCGAAGGATTGGCAGACAGTACAGAAAGCGTTAGGGGGTTTAGAATGAATTTAAGCGGATTGTCAAAGATTCAGTTCAAAGAATCTAAAGATGTATTTATGAAAGTCAAGGTAAACAATGTTACCGAAGGTGAAGAAAAGTTTGTAGTAGCAAGAGTGTCGGACGGAGAGTTGTGGTACTACGGCAGGTACGAAGAAGAAAGAGCGAAAGAAGTAGCCGAGGAAATCGGCGGTATTGTGGTAGAGGAAATTTAATATGAGTGCAGATTTTATAATAACATTAGTAATAGCACTTGTTATAAGTATCATAGTAGGGTGTTTATTAGTAGGAGATAGGAAAGAATGAATCAGTATACAAAAGAGATTGCAAAAGAAATATATGACAGAGCAAAGGCAAACAACGATTATATCACAAAAGATGATATGGACAAGGTATTTTCCATAAGTCAGTTATGCGGATATGGAGTTTATACTCCAACAGTTTTCGAGAAAGACGGAAAGTATTATGTATCGTTTTATCTCGGTAGTAGTTGTGATTAAGAGGCGGAAAGAAAGTGAGGAATGAGAAATGAAAAAGAAAATCAAATTTTATAAAGCGTTACTGATAGAAATTATAGAAACTCTATGCACAATTTGCTTGTACTTAGAGAGAGATGGCAGATACACACATAATGAAGAATCAATACATATGCGAGGTCATTTTACTGCTCTAAAAGAATTTTCAGAAGATTTGAGAAAGTGAGGAATAAATGGGAATGAGTTGTTTTGATTGTCACGATTATATGGACGGATTTAACCGTGGTAAAAAAGAAGGTGTCATTGAAGAACTTGAAAAATTGAAAGCAGAATTTGAAGAAGATAAATATATTTTATTAAATCAAACGGTTGCTATACAAATAATGGATAAGCATATATCCGAACTGAAAGGTGAATAAATGAAAATGAAAACTTGCTTTGATTGTAAAAACTTCTGTTATGACGAACTCTATGATGAAGAAACAAACGAAGAATATGATGTGAGTTATTGCAAAATAGGAAATGAAACAGACGGATATGATACAAAGGCTTGTGATGATTTTGAAGAGGAAGAATAAATGAACTACGCAGATATAATAGCCGTATTGGAATGGGAAGATAAGTGTGATAAGGAGAACAAAGAATGACAGAAGATTTAAAGCCTTGCCCGTTCTGTGGTGGTCAAGCAATTATCTTTAAAGTCAAAAGATACAAAGGATATGTGACTTGCACAGAATGTCAAGTAAGAACCATAACTGTTTCTAACGACTCCGATAAGGAATTAAATTGGAAGCAAGTAGCAACAAATCTGTGGAATAGGAGAATGAAGAATGACAGACAACGAGTACAACGAAATTGTCAAAAAAATTGATTTCGAAGAAAAGTGGTTAATAAATGTAAAAATAGATAACGGTTTTATAGCAATATCAGATATACAAATTGCTATGAACGGAATAAGAGAGGTTGTAATAGAAGCGGATAAGGAGAAAAAAGAATGTGAGTATTACGATACGGAAGCGGAGACTTGCAGAAGGAGTGAGACAATGGCAATAACGAGAGAAGATGTAAAGAATTTATACGAGGATATGATGAACGTAGTCAAAACAGAAGACGAAAAAGCGGAAATGGAAATAATTTATGCACTATACAAGGGAATGACAGACAGTATGCAAAAAGCCGTTAAGGATATAATGCTTGTGGCTAGCGGGAAGGAGATAGAAGAATGAAAGAGAAACTACAATGTGATAATTGCGGTGGGAATTTAACTCAAAGTGAAAACGGGATATTTGTTTGTGAGCATTGCGGAACGGGATATAAGATTTCTAACGATTCAAAACCTATACCATATCGCAACCCACACGTTGAAAATACAATCTTAATTAACAACGTGAATCCAAACAAAATATCAAGTTTAAGTTCGGATTTTAGAAGTTTTTGCAATAGATATTAGGAGTATTGAATGAAATTCTTTGGCGTGATTTTTATAATAATATTCGCAATCGTGGTGTTTATGTATGTAGGAGGACGTGATGATTGAACCAAGAGAAGTCTTTTGGAAGGAAAAGAATTACAGAACGATAGAAAAGGGGAAAGGTTGGGAGATACAAAGACCGACAGAGATTAAACCTTTAGATGATTTATTAGACGGATTCTTTAAAAAGAAACATAAATGGGAATAACAGGAGGTAATTATGTATTACAAATCAAGTAACAAATGGCAGAAAAAGAATACCAAACTTATTACGGTTAGATGTAATGTATACTCCGACGCAGATATTATAAAGTTTTGGGATTCGGTGGAAAACAAACAGGGACTCGTTAAAGAGTTGTTAAGAGCAGAAATGGATAAGAGGGGCTTTGTATGCCCGCACCCTTCGAAGAAAGAAATAGAGGAGTACGAATCTTATCTTGAAGATTTAGAAGAAGGAATACAAGAGGTGGGAGATTATGAAAACTAAAAAGAAGCCTAACGAAATTGAAGTTGCAGAGCAGATTCACAACGAAGTGGATAAACCTTTTCAGTTACCCGAGGGGTTGAAGAAGACCGATAATGTCAATTTTACGCTTCACAATTTAGATTTAGTATCTCTACCCCCAATAAATTGTATGTTGGCAACACCCGAAGCGTTGCAGAAAAGATGTTTTGAATATCTCGCAATCTGCATGCGAAACAATATGAAGCCGTCTTTAGCGGGATTGGCTCTAACATTAAATATCCAAAGAACAACTTTAATAAGTTATATAACAGGTGCTTCGCAGATACCGAAGGACAACGAAGCGGTACTACGCAGGTTTAACGGATTCCTTAACGCTCTGTTGGAAGATTATATCCAAAACGGAAAGATGAATCCTGTATCGGCGATATTCATTGCTAAAAATAACTTTGGTTATAAAGACGCACAAGAGTATATCGTAAACAATGGAACGCAGGAAGCAAGCCCCGAATCGTTAATCGAGGAAGCAAATCTTTTGTTGGAGGACAAAGAATGAGCGATTCTGTTAAATTGATTTTACTTTATATAGCAATACCTATTATTGGTGTGTTAGTTAGTTGTGTTGGTTTTTTAATCAGTTGTATTTTTGGGTGTTTAGTAACACGAGATAAGGAGAATAAAGAATGAAATTCAAACATTTTTATTTCCAAATACATTGGGATTGGCTTGTTTTAATTCCTACGATAATTATTATGATAGACGAACAAATGTATTACGATAAAAACTTTTCGATTCAGTTTCATTGGTTAGGATTTCACTTGAAATGGTTTTGGATAGAGAAGGAGAATGAAGAATGAAAGTGGAAGTCAAAATAGAACGTGGTTGTTTATCTTTGTTCATAAATGGAACTAAAATACCTTTGGTTTCGGAAATATTACACGCCGAAGGAGTGTCTGCGCATAGAACCGCAGAAGATACTTTCGAAGTTGATTGCGACGGGGTTGAAATATACGAAGACGAGACTTTCAAGACACTTCACGTTAAACTTATAAAAAAATAGAAGGGAGAATGAAGAATGATTAAAGACGTAGAGCCGTATGTTGATAAAATATTTATCGACAGAAACGATTGGAGAAAAATCGAGAAGTACCGACACGAACAATGTCCGAACTCACAAGACCAATGGAGTAATAACGGGAAGTTTGATACAAGAATGTTTTTCCCATTGAATACTTTTATTTTAGAGACGGACTTCGGAAAATCACGATACAAAGGTTTGGTAGAGTTGCAGAACTTTGACCCTATGAATTTTACCTATACAGACGATATAGGAGTTTATAAGTTTAACAGGTCGGCAGAAAAGAAGGGGTTTGAATTTACATTCGACCAACACGATAAGAAGAAAAGTTATGAAGCACCCAAAGGGTATTTTGATATGCTTTTAATCTATGTGACTTCCGTAATGGTTTACATTATCGACAAGGCAGAAGAACGCAGAAGGGAAGAACGAATCTCTTTACAGGTAGAGAGGAAGCAAAGAGAAGAATACGAATACAAAGACAGAGAACTTTTCTTCCTTAACGATATAATTCAGTACCGAAAGATTCATAGGAATAAATCGGCGATTCAATATCGTTGTGAGTGTTGGGGAGTAAGAGGACATATAAGGCATACAAAACACGGCGTACAGTTCGTACACCCCTACAAGAAGGGAAAGAAAAGAGATATATTAGAACCAAAGAGCAAAACATATCTTTTAAGTTCGGCAGAGCCAATAGGAGGAGAAGAATGATTGGAACGGAAATATATTACAAATTAAAAGAAAAATACGGGTTGAAATCTATTCTCTTTTGTCCGTATAAAGAAGAAATGTGGGACTCAATGCAGACAGTATACGAAGAAGCGTTGAAGGACACAGAAGTAGAATCCTGCATAATGCCGATACCTTATTACAATCTCTATCAATTAGTCCCTGTCGGTCTTACTTTGGAATTTGATAAAGTTAATTTCCCCGAAGCACTAAATAGAAAATGGGACGTGATTGTTTTCCATTACCCCTATGATAACCAAAATTCAATAACCCGTCCTCTTATAACAAGCGGTGTGTTAAAACGATTTTGCGAACATTTAGTGTTGATAAGTTATGCCGTTACAGAAAGAAGGGAAGTAAGAGAACACGAAGTATTATTGAAGGGTGTTACTAATTCGAGTTTAGTTGTTTGCGAAAATGATTGGCAAGTGCAGGAAACACAAAAGATTTTCGATAAAGCAGGAGTAGAAAATACAGAATTAGTCGCTTGGGGTTCTCCAAAATACGATAAAAGAAAAACAGAAATACCTGCCGAGTGGGAAGAAAAGAGAAGGGGAAGGAAGGTTATTTTTTTACAGACTTCCGTAGTCCCTTATATGCAGAACGTGAATAAACTCAAAGAGATAGAATCGTTTATCAAAGGACAGGACAGTACAGAATTTGCTATCTTGTGGCGACCACACCCTCTTTATGCAGATACGATTAAGTCCCTGCGTCCGTACGAGTTGAAAGTTTTTGAAAGAATTAAAACCGAAGTCGATATATTCGACGAGACAAGAGACTACCAAAACGCTTTTGAGTTTTGCGATTTAATGGTATCGGACGGGTCTTCGTTAGATTACCTCTTTAAACGCACAGAAAAGCCCCTAATTCGTTTCAAAAAGGATTTAACGATAAAAGTATAGCCGAAACGATAAAATCAAAATATGGGCAAATTTTAGCACTCGTTTTGAAACAATAAAAAAAGACCCCCGAAGGGGTCTTTTAATTTACTCCTCAATAAATCCTAACTTTTGACCGACAAAAACTATCAAAGCGGTAATCAAGCAAATCTGTATAGGTAATGTAAGCATTACATAAGCACCGAACAATCTTAATAATTCCATAAGCACCTCCTAAAATGAATAATCGTAATGATAGTCCGCAACACCAAAGGACACGTTTCTTCTGTGGTAGGTGGTCTTCTTCTTTCCGCTTTCGACGATTGCCTGTAAATCGAATCCGCAACGAGAAGCCCATAACCTGTCGTCTAAATTGTTTTCTTTTTCGAGAATCTCTTTTGCTTCTTCGGGAGTGATAGAAGTTTCTGTATACCAATATTTACCTCTCTTAACTAAATCCAAAGAAGGATTCTTCTCGTTAGAAACAAGCACCCACTCGTTAGAATAGGAGTAGTCCTTGCCGTCGTCGGGTCTCTTGTGGTCGTACTCTCTAACAGTAACGTGCTTTTGGTCTTTAACCGCTATAACCTCGTAAGCGTGGCGGTCACTCCAAAAGTATTCTGTCATTCCTGTACCCACCTTAATTTCATCACAGAACTGTCTGTTTTCGTCAACCCTGTTATTTAAACTTCCATACCATTTACTCATAATCAATCCTCCTTTAATCTGCAATTATCGATATTTGTTCTCTGTCCGTCTTCAAGGTAAACGTAATCGGCAACAGTACGTCCGTAGCGGTCTTTATAGGGTTTAATATCCTTTACCCTGCCAACAGTACCAACAGGGACTTTGCGCCCTTTATAGACCTCCACAACGTCGCCTACAAGTATTCTACCCATACTATGAAGCCAAAGCGTTCTCGCTTCCTCGTTGATAGGCATATAATACAACTCGTCGTTGTCTCTGCTTCCGTCTGCATAATCATAATCACGCAGAAGGGCGTGTTTAACCTCGCCCGTAGTGGGGTTGTAGAAAACACCCGTTACATAAGTACCGCCGTTTTCGGCGACTTTAAAGAATCCGTCCATATAAAATCCTCCTTATCCGAATATCTTTTCTAATAAACTCTGCTTCTTTGGCGGGAACTGTTTTAACCACCAATCAATCAATCTCTTTTGCTCTGCTTCGTCAACGTAGGGGATTTTGTAAAGTGTTTCCTCTTGTGGTGTTAGATAAATTCCTTCGCCGTATGCGGGTAAGTTTTCAAGCCCTGCATATCCGAGAATGTTTCTCGAATCTTGTGCGGAACGTGTACGAAGTCCGACTCTCGAATCGAAATTTACTTTTATCTCCGTGCTTATAATTTGCCTTAAAGGGCATTGAGTTGCGATAATTAGATGAATCTTCGAGGCTCTTGCTATCTGTCCAAGCCTTTGAATTAAAGGCAGAACCGCTCTTTTTTGAGTGGTTACTAAATCCGCAAACTCGTCTATGATTACGTAAATGTCTCCGCCCGAATAAAGTCTCTCGCCTCGCTTCTCCATTTCCTTGTATCTATTCTCGCAGATATTCATAGCAAGTTGTAAAGCCTTAACCATATCTTCGGGTTCACTCGCATATTTAATTGTATGAGGCAGATTCTTATAAGGGCTTAACTCTACTCTCTTCGGGTCTATAAGAATCAATCCTGCGTCGTGAGGGAATCTGTAAAGTAATGTAGTTATAATGCCGTTAATCACAACGGATTTACCACTTCCCGTAGTTCCTGCTATAAGTAAATGCTTTTGTTTTGTCATATCTTTAAATAAATCGTAAGTCTTTCCTGTCGGTGTAGTACATTTCATAATCAATCCTCCTTAAATTTCAATATCAATTTTAAAAAGTCCCGCAGAAATACCTTTGACAATCTTGGTATTAAATTTATTGTCGATTGCCTCCCTGCCATCGTACTCGGCGACTATCTCGCCGTCCTCCCATAAACAAACCTTTGTTTCATCAGTAATAACAGAAAGCAAATCAATAAGTTCCATATAAACACCTCCTTTATTATTTCTTAAATGGATAAATGCCCGTTTAGAATTGAATCTCACGGCTTAACCGACGGGCAGAAGGGGTAATTTAGCAAATGCCGTTTTCTTTGAACTCTCGCAGAAGTCCGTATCTTTTGCCGTATGTCTCGAAATAATCGTATATAAAAGATAATTCGCCGTAACTTAACCCGCCCTCATCATAGTATTGAAGGTCTTTTGCCTTTTGCCTTACTTCCTCTTTTTTCTCGGCGTATGTCTTGCCGTGAAGTCTTCCGAGTATGACGTACTCAATAGAAAGAAGCGGGTTAAATGTCGCTTTGTTAAACTCCTCATAATTGAAAAATGCACTTGTGTTGCCGTCAATCGTTGCTACAATAAAATCTTTCATAATTAAACCTCCTAAAAATAAAAATCAATATAAACTATTGTTTCACCTTTTAATAAAATCCCGTCGCACATATCGCAGAAACGCTCGCAGAAATACTTTTTTGCCTCTCTTGCGTAGTGTCTACGGATAAAGACTTGCGACTCTTTCGGCTCGTCTATGGGCTTTCTTGTGAAATATTCGCCCTGTTTAACGTCCTTTAGTTTGATTGCCTGCATTATATCCACCTCCTTTAATCGTTATTTAATGCAGAAAAGCACGGGAAGGTGTCGAACCTTCCTGCCGTCCTCCGTCGTGCTATTTAAAAGAATCCCTCCTTTTGACTTCACTAAACAGGCAGAAAAGCCTAAAACTGATTAACATTAGTGCAATCGTTAAATATAACATTGTTTAAACCTCCTTATTTGACTAAATAATATAAACGCAGAACGGATAAAATTAACGCAGAAAAGAGAACAAAATATAAAACCATTGCAACACCTCCTTATAAAAAATTTTTATACCAAGAAAAGCAGAAGGGGACTCGAACCCCTTTTTTGCCTACCTGCTTTAGCAATGAATTGTTATAACATAGCCGTCGTGCGTTTCTGTTATTTCCGTGTCGTTGTCCTCGTTGTTTATATAAGTATGTATAAAGCTTTCGGTTTCCTCGTTGCCTCCGTGTTCGTTGTCGTACTCATAAGCAAAATTTAACTCCTCATATAAACGCTCTTTGAAATCCTCGACAGTATAGAACGTGGAGAAATAAAGCAAACTGCCCACAATTTCCCGCTCGTCGTTCCACTCATCACAAGCAGAAATGCCACAGAAACCGCCGTTTATATATGCGTCGTGAATACTGTCGATTGTTTCCCCTACCGCCTCGCAAACATTAAGAAGCGAGATAAATTCTTCTTTAGTGTCTGTTAAATTGTACGCCTGCCAATTATTGAGCATATACGCACGCCTTTTTTCGAAGTTCTCATCATAAACTTTTTCCATTGTTCAAACCTCCTAAATTTTAAATCTCGCACCATTGCGAAAAAACAAGGCGGGGAATTGAACCCCGCACGGCTTCCGCCGTCCCTGCTTGCTATATGGCGTTGTAGCCGTTTTCGATTGCGTTGTCGTAAAGGGCGTTACGCTCTTTTTTTGTTATTTCGATATAGTCCCATATTGAATAGGGGTTATAATCCTTTTGAACTGTTTTCGCCTCCGTATCAATAACAAGTGTGTAGCGGTTGCCGTTTGCGTCCCTTTTCGTTGTGAATTTTAATAACATTTGTTTTTCCTCCTTTTTATTTTATGGAAAAGGCAAGGGCGGGATTGAACCGCCCGCACGCCGTCCGCTTGCCTGTTATGCTTCAAGGGCTTTTCTAATTGCACGCTTTGCCCTGTTGCTTGCTTGATATAGTGCCCTCGCCTGCGTGTCTAACCACTCCTCGCGGGCGTTCGGGCGTCTTTCGCCGTTTCTTGTCTTCTTTAACTCGGAAGGGTTGCAAAGTCTCTCGGCGATGTCGCTATTATAAATAAGTGAGCAACCGCCCCACGAGTAGGCGTTGAAATCGTCCGCCCCGTTCAAAAAAGCCTTTTCTACAAGTTTAAACGCCTGCAAATCTTCAGCGTTAAAATATCCGCCCTCGATTGCTTCGTTTAATCCTTCGAGAAGTTCGAAAGCGTAAGCATTAACGCCACGATTCCAAGCGCTTCTTTTGTTTTCCTTGTTTGCTTCAATAATTTCCATTGCCTTTTTGATTGTTTCGTTCATAATGTTTAAACCTCCATAATAAATAATTGTTTACGTTCTCGCTTCTTTCCGTTTTTTCACGTCGTCACGGCTTTGTTAAGTCGTCCGCCCGTTACTCCATATAAGAAGGAAAACAAGCACGGGAGTTGAACCCGTGAACGCTTAAAGCGTCGCCCCGCCTTGCTTTAGAGTTTTAGAGGTTTTAAGGTTTTAGCGTGGTGTGGGCTATTCGCTCGCCCTTCTCGGGGTCGTGGCGTTTATCACACTCTCGGGAGTATCTCAACTCCCTTGCGTCCTGCGTGGGTCTTCCCGCGTCTTATGGCTACACGCTTTTTTCACTATGTCGGGTTAATTGTCGGGGTCGTCGCCTTGTGTCTCGCTTTTCCGTTTTCGCCTTGCTTGTCAATGTTCGGGTGGGTTAGTCGGGGTCGTCGCCCCGCTTCCCTGTCAAGCCCTCCCCGCTTGACTTAAGTCAATTATAAAGGATAGCCACATAAAAAGCAATAGTTTTTTTATCATTTTTTACAACTTTTTTTCAACACTTCAAAGCCCCTGCATTTTCAAGGCTTCCGCCTGTGTCCGTCTATCCTCTTTCGTGGCTATCCCTTCTTATATTTACGCACGGCGGGGCGTTCCTTCTATATAAGGGAATATAACAGGGTGGCGGGTGTCTTTTTTGTACCTGTATTTTTGTATCAGAGTTAAAG